AATATCTCTAACTTGATAACCGTTAATTAAATTAGCGTTATTAATGTGATGTGATATTGTCTTCTGACATATATCTAATTTAAGTTGTTCTTTAATAGCATCAATACCATAAGAACAAAAACTGTAGTTATCTTTATTTAAACTAATACATTCGTATTTGTTAACGTAATCTAAATATGTTTTATCTACAGTTACATAATCATCATTAAGTGATTTAACTTTATAACCTTTATGATTAGTCATCTTATTACGAGCAACTTTAATTAAACTACTTACATCTAAATCTAGTTGTTGTAAGTGAGTTACACCGTAAGTACAATACTCAATTCCATCTGGTGTAGTTATTAAGTAACGACGATTTCTAACTAAACTATTACCTCGTTTTAATTTAGCTTCAGAGGTATTGTTTTTTAATCTAGCAGAAATTAAAGTGCTACCTAACATAGAAGCTCGATAACTTTTATTCTGCCAACGACTCGTCATCGTTCTTTTTAAATACTCTTTACCTTCAGGTGTTAGAAAACAACCTTTACCACCATTTAATACGTTATAACCGTTAGGTGTTAAAGCATTATATTCTTTAATAAAATAAACTTCAGTTTTATCAATTTCTGACTGATCTGTTGTTTCTAAAGTTTTAATAATTTCAATTTTAAATTTATCTACACCATATTTCTTAATTGCTTTTGATAATAAACTTTTAGTTCCAACATAATTACCGGCTCTAATATGTTCTGACCAACGCTTTTCAATTGTCCTATTTGTTTGTCCAACATATTTTTTATCATTAATTGAGTTTGTCACCAAATAAATAAATTGTGGCATAATAATCTCATTTACGTCATAAGATCATTATACCACAACTTAAACTCGGTCTAGTTAGAAATAGGGAATTATTATCTAACTACTTGAGCATACAGATTCTTGGGAGAATAAATTACTGGTAAAACCATTGATCATTTTGTTACCACGTAAGCTCTTTATCCTACGTATCAGTAGTTTCATGTGTTATATCTACTGTTCAGACTATATCATCATCCACTTGGGATGTTCGGCACTCGTGGGTTTGTTACTGTCCGGTCTGGACTCGAAACCTAGTCGTTGAACCTTCAAAACCATTCCTGGTTAAGCTTGGCTGCTGATTGTCCACTTCTGGAGTTTCCAGCAATTCACCGAATTTTTACTACTTAATTACTTAAATAGGCGACTACAAAAAGTTTCAATCGCTTGCAAAACATCGTTGATAGGCACAGTTGTCTTCTCATAAACACGTACCATTACAGGAGATTCAGTACCTGTTAATACACCATCTTTAACAACTTTCTGTTCTTCAGGAGTACCAATAGCTTGCTCACCCATTCCATCCTTGAGGAATACGAAGCAATTCTCATTAAGGAATCGAGCATTACTGATGTAGCTATCAATAGTATTAGTATTACCAGAGTAGGTATTATCTACTTGATAGAACTCATCATAATCCTTAATAGGAGGTAGGTTATTAGAAGCCATTACCTCTTGTAACATTGGGAAGCTAACAGAACCTACTTGTGCAAATCCAACTGATTGTCTAGCACGAGCAATAGTAGATGCTTGTTTCTGAAGATCACGCAATGCAGTATTACTCATTACGATGAGATCAGGCTTGTAACCATTAGTATTGACATAAGTAGTTACAGCATCTTCTAAGTTAGCGATACCATCAGCATTAGCGTAGTCAGTCCACTTGTTCAACTTAGGAGATGCAGTGTTACCAGTAGCAACAAGAGCATCAGGGAAGTGGTTATAACTAGCACCAGGACGACGGAAATCAATTGTCCATGCAACCTTAGTAATTGCATCAGATACACTCAATTGACCAGTCTGAACAACTTGCCAAGCCATGCTAGTAAGTCTATCAGCATGAGATTGGACGATCCCCTCAATGTGACCATAGAGATACTTAACGAGCATATCGTTAGTACCCTTAATGACGGAGTTATCAGTTAACTTCATGGTCATAACACTAGCGCGTTTATAGGCAGCTTCTTCCATTGCCTTACGCATCTGTTTCTGAGTTACTTCATCGAATGAATAGCTATTACCTAACTTAGCTAGTTCACCGATTACTCGACGGAAACCACCATGAGAGATAACTGGAGGTTCAGCACCAGGAGCAATAAAGTTCGCAACTGGTGTGAGACGTTCACTTACGTATGCTAGGAACTCATCGTCCTCATACGTCTTAATAGGCATGAATTGATCAATAAGTTTAGTTCTCTGACGCAGACGAGCAATAGTATCGTCTACTAGAGTTTCGGCAACTTTAGCTTGCAACTTATCGGTAAGAAAATTAGAAACTGAACCCATAGTAAGAAAAAAGTAGGATAGTGGGCGCGATAACATACATCATTAACATACGTCATTAACGCCCGGTTAGTTAGAATTTGTAAGCGAAATTGATGCCAGGGAATCGTCTAGCAATATCACCATCGAAGTATGGTAGATACTGGATACGAACACCATTAGCAATAGTATAGAGAGCTAGATCCTTAGCTGTTGCAACAGTATAATCAACTGCATGAACATGAAGTCCTACAATTGCATTAACTCTAACACCGATATTAGTACCAATAGGTAGAGCTACACTTGCGTTACCAGTTAATGTAATAACACCAGTTGTGTAATCAATAAATGCAATAGTACCAACAGCAGTTGCATTAGGAACTAGAGTTGCACTAGATAATGCAGCACTAGTTACAGTACCAGCAGTTGTAATGGCGCGGTTAGTAAGTCCATCAACTGCAAAGATAAATACCTTGTTAGTAATAGATGCTGCACGAACTAAATCAGATAATCCAGCAGTAGCATTAATAGCAGTAGCAACTTCACTAGCAGTAGTTGTAGTATTGTTAGTTGTTGCAGTTGCAGTTGCAGTTAAACCTTCTACAGTAACAGTTACAGTTTGAGCAGCAGTTACAGTAGTGATAGTTAGCGTAGAATATGGTTCAACTACAGTTAATACATCACCAGCAACAAAGATATTAGTTGGAGATGCAGTTACAGTTGCAGCACCAGTAGCAGTTACAGCAGTTAACTTAGTACGAGGTAGGAAGCGCAGTACGTTACCTACTTGAGCAACAAATAGTCCAGCAGGAACTTGTTTGCGAGCTTCAGTATTAAGACTAATGTAAGTATTCTGCACAGTTGCCGACACATTAGGATGATTACCATCACTGAATGCGAGAATGGCAGGATCAACTAGAAACGTTTGAGATTGATTGAAATAAGGCATAGTTTATGAACGATATTTTTTAATGTAGTTAGCAGCAATAGAACTCAAATCAGCTTCTTCATCTAATTCTTCTTCATCAAGAACTTCCTCAGCGAAGAATCCCATTTCCATAGCTGGCATACGGTCGAAGATTTCAAGTACAGTATTCATTGCATAGAGTTGAGTTGCAGGATCAACTTCGTTCTCAGCACACACGGTACTAAATGCCGCGATACGTTCATTAGCACTGAAGTTACCCAGTAGAGATTGAACTGCAAATGGAGTCATCTTACCAGCTTCTACAAGAGCGTAAGCACGTTCAGCTACATCAGCTAGAGCTTCTTTAATCTCAGTGTTGCGTTTAAATTCGGCGAACTCACTGTTCTGGTATGTAGCATAGTCAGCTTCCTGGTCTTCTTCATCTAATTCTTCATTCGTATCTAAGTAATCATTGATGTCTTCACCACGACTTTCAATACCCATAACTAATAGTTGATTTTCAGTAGCTTCATCAAGTCCGAGAACTTCAGATAGTGCTAATGAGAGATTATCAGTAGGAGCAATTTCACCTTCAATGATACCAAGTAATACATCAGGATTACATTCTAGAGCATCACTGAGATCAATTAGATATTCCTCAATGTCATCATAACCAGCAGCTTCGCCAAGTTCAAGTAACGCTGCACCATATTCACTACCTACACTAAATTCGGCAACTTCATCACCAGTAGAGTAAGCAGCTTCACCAACTACATCATAGATATCTTCTTCATCAATTTCTAATTCAGCAGCAATGCGTTCTTGTAGGTCGAGATATGCTTGAGTCATGTGTTGCTTATATTCGTCCTTCAACATCACACCAGCGGCAACTGCATTTTGTAGATTCTCAACTAAATCCGCAAATAGTTGATTGTGATATTCAATAGCTTCGTTCATAATACGTCTTAGTTATTTGTTTTGTTGTTTATATGCGTGTCTTATACCGAGTCCTGTACCAATGGCTAATCCAGCAGCACTACCTCTTAATGTTCTACGAAATGTATTTTTAGGGTTACTAGATATTAAACCTAAGACTCCACCGATTTGCGCTCCATTAGCTGCACCACTAGCAGCTTCACTAGTTAATGTAGCTCTACCTAATTTACGTAAGCTAAACTTGCGAGGTTTCTTATCCTTACTACCAGGAGTCCTAGCGAAATCAGCTATTCGGTAGTCAGATAATAACTGCATTATTTTTTCTTACCTTTCTTATATGCTTTGTAAATACCATAACCTCCAGCCGCAGCCGTAGCAGCACCTAATACAGCTAATCCAGGAGCAGATGTAGCTAACGCAGCAGCTTGTTGTCCACGTAGACTTGCAAACTTACTAGCTTTACCAGCAGCACCTTTAACACTATCAAATGCACGTCCAGGTGCGCCTTTATAATCGTAGTTCTTAACTCTATCACCCATATCTTTAAGTGATTGAACATCTCTATCAAATTGACCTTTAGCTCCACCACGAGCAGCTAAATAACCTTTAGCATCAAAATTCTTTTGTGCTTTACGCATATCATATTCTGGTTTACCATATCTCATACCAGCAGCTCCAAGTCCGCCTAATCCAACTGCACCAGCACCAATACCAGCATATAAACCAGCACGAGATTTACGTTTCTTCTTATCCTTACCTCTCGCGAAATCAGCGTTGTCGCTAGTTAATGATTCAAATTCTGCCATCGTATAGGCAGCAATAGGACGTTTTGTATAATTCATAGACGTTAGTTATAGTTATTTATTACAGTTTGTTTCTTACCACTTAATCCACGGTATGCTCCAACTAATGCACCAGTTCCAACTAATGCACCAGTACCGATAGCTAAACCTTTACCAGTTTTAGTCTTCAATGCAGTTTTACCAGCTTGATAAGTTGCAGATCCGTATTTACGTAATCTTCCAGCTTTAACTTGTTTCTGCTGTGCAACTTTATTAACAAATGATTGTTTAACATCATCTGCATCTTTACTAACGCGATTAATAACACGTTTACCTAAATTCTTAACACCATCAATGCTTTCGCGGAGCAAACCGAACTCAGCACGATTAACTGCTTCCATCTCAGCCATACTAAATGCTGCAATAGGTAATCCACTAGCATAACGAGCGTTAGGATCATTAGGAGGCATACCCCAATTCTGTTGTTGACCTTGAGCTTGATAACCTTGCACTTGGTTCGGATAAGATCCACCATTAGCTTCCTGCATCATAGGATCTTGTTCTTCCTCACCAGATCCAATCAACGTAAGAAAACGAGTGGCGAAATCATTAATAGCTTGATACTGTACTTCTTCACGACTCTGACCGTTAAGTGCTTGTTCATCAATAGTCTGAATAGTTTCAGTTAGTTCCCATAACTTATTAGTTAAATCTTCGTATTGATTACGAATCTTATCTAACATATCATCACTGTTCTCTAAGTCGTCAAATGTAAGTGCATCTGATTCAAATTCGGCACGTTTAAATAGACTTAGATTAGCAATGGCGGGATTAGGTGTTGCACTAATTTCACGTATTGCATTACTTACTACATCAATGCCAGGACTAAGTGTGTTTAATAATCCTTCATTTAACTGACGTATTGCTTCACCACTTTTAATTGCGATTTGATTAACAAAGATACCTAACTTACCAGTTAATCCCTTATCATCAGCACCAGGAAAATTATCTTCATTAATAGTAGTGCATTGAAATTGAGATTCTACATCTCCAATAACACTAGATTGCTCCTTCTTATGATCCATCAATACTGGAATGCGAGTCTTAGCAAATAACGCATTAGAGTTACTAACTATCTCACGTATTCTAGCTGGACTAAATGTATGTGTTCTCTTCTTAGAGTCAACATGAGTACCTTCAATTAGGACTAATCCTTTCTTAATTACCTTATTAGGTGACTCACTTATTGTTTCTAAATTAGAAGCTGAAAAATAAGCTAATTTATTCATACTTGTTTATTGTGATTTAACTCCTACTAGCTCTATATGTTTCATAATAGTGAATATAATAGACATAGTGGGTTATTGTTCTTAATAAGCACATGATAGATAAACGTAAGTTAATCGGTAACAAAATTAAACGAGCTAGACAAGAAGCTAATTTAACTCAGGAACAGTTAGCTAAGGAACTATTTATGCAAAGAAGTGTATTAAGTAAGATAGAGACAGGTAAGTATTCTGTAGCAGCAGATAGACTAGGCAACTTTAGTCGAGCATTAAATAAAAAAATAATCTATTTTCTAAGTGACATCTAATGGTTAAAGTTAAATCACATACACGTAAAGGTAAAACTGTTAAAAGTTATGATAGAAAAAATAACTTATTAACTAAATTGGTTATTGGTGGAACATTGGGAGGATTAGGTTTATTAGCATTGAGAAAAGGTAAAGTACCACCTGTTGTTACTGAAATACCGGTTAGACCAACTGCATCTATTGTACCTATAACAGATCCTACAAGATTATTATCACCAGCTAAACCAACAAAGTTAACTCCATTCTATATTTATCATTTAGATAGAAATAAGAAACAGATAATTAAACAGAACGGTTTAAATAATATAGTTGACAATAAGATTGACTTTGTAAAAGATAAAAAAAGAATGGAACAAGAATTAAAAGGTATAAAGTTAAGTGAAGCTTGGGATAATTATAGATTAGCAAATGAGTTGGAATATAACCGACAATGGTTGCAACATTTAAAGAGAAATTTAAGAAAGAGGAAAATTAAAAAAGGGGTAAGAAAAAAGGAATTGAATAAACTATTTAATTTATCAGATGAAATTAATAATTATAATAATCAAATTAAAAATAAAGGTAAATTAACTAAACGATTAAGTAATTTAGGTATTATTGAGCGAGGTAAATTTGATTCTGTTTTTCCTCAAGAAAAGTTATATAGAAACAAAGAATTAAGTAATAATCCAGTTAAAATATTATCGAGAAATCTGCAAGATATTAAATCTGGTAATCTAAGTAAAGAAGAACGTAAAGAGCGAGTTAAACAAATTAAAAAAGGTTTAGATGTGTTGAAGAAGTACGGTCAATATAATAACTACAATAATACAAATATGTTTATTCTGTCTGATGTTGGACAATCTAATTACGCAAGAAGATATGGTAGCAAGAATAAAAAGAAAAAGTTAGTTAATAAACCTATTAGTAGTAATACTAATTTAATGTTAGGTACTTTAACTGGTGCAAATTTAGGAATATTAGTTGATGGTGCTAAAAATAATAGAACCTATTCACAATCATTACTAAGAGGTAAACCCGGATTAATTGGTGGTTTAATTGGACTTGGTAGTGCATACGGTATTAATAGATTAACAAATAAAAACAATGGTTAAACAAGACGTTAAAGTTAAATCGTATGTAAGGAAAGGTAAACTAGTTAAACAGTACCAACGTAAACAAGACAGTGCATTAGTTAAAGCAACTATAGTTACTGCAAGTACACTTGGACTAACTGCTGCTAGTTACCTATTACTAAAACGACGTTATATTAATGGATATAAAACATCAGCTAAAGAAGCATTTAAATTAGCTAATAATATAACACCTGTTAAACTATCAGATAAAGTAAAACGAGTTCACTTTACAACAGGTGGATTTAATGCAAGTAATCTAGAAGCACGTCAATCAATTAGCTTTGCACATAAAGTACGAAACTTATTTGATAAAACGCAAGAACACATAATACCAGTTAACACATCTAATAGTAATGTGAAGTATCTAGGTAGAAACTATAAGAATAAATTAGAGTTTTTAAAGGATGGATCTATTGCATCGGTTAAACCATTTATTAAAGATGGTTATAATCCAACAGCTAGAGAGTTAGCGGCTGATATGTATTCTTACGCTAAAACATATCCCGATAAAGATTTAGTTTTACATGGATTTAGTTCTGGTAGTTTTATTAATTCTGAAGCTATTAATATCTTTAAAGAAATGGGAGGTAACGTTAGTAAAGTTAAACAAATTAACTATGCTGGTACTTACTTAGGCATAAATAAAGTTAACCCCGGTAATACACTTAGTTTTGGAAGTAAAGATGATTGGGATTTAACATCAAAGTATTTTCCTTACCCTGACATTAAATGGATTAAAGGAAAAAATCAACACACTATATCGGAGTATGTTGATGATAAGAATATTGTTAACCAAGTAAAACAGTTTATTGGTTATGAACCATTACAAATAAGGAAGGTTAATAAAGCTCCAATTAATGTAGCTGATGAAATTGCTCACATTAAAGATAGACAACGTAAATTAAAACAACTTCGATTTAATACGAAAATTCCAGAAAGTAAGAAAAAACAAGCGATGGATTCTGCTGTACAAGAACTTAATAAGGCTAAAAATAGACTCAAAATGGCTATTGATGAATCGCGGCGATCTAAATAGTATTTAAATAATCTAGAAACTCTTTAGACTTGGCGTGATTATAATAGATATTCTTAATTCTAGAATCGCGCGATTTTAATGCTTGTTTAAATACATCATCATCTACACCATCTAGAGCTTTAAGGAAATTTCTATCGTATTCATTAACAAGTTGTTCTGGCGTGTAATTGTTATGTAACTCAGTTAATGTATCTATTAATTGATTTAGATTACGTCGTTTAGTTTCATTTAGTTTGCGCGATTTACTTTT